ATCGTCGCGAGATATACGAACAAAAAGCTAAGGATATTGACTACACAAAAATTGAAAACTTGACTATTCGACCATATAAGGTTGACAAGTACAAAGAAGTGGTAAAGGTAGGTCTAAGTAAGGAATACGGATATAATGTCAGCAACAAATTCGATTCTAATAATGCTTACAACTTAGACAAATTCAACATCGAACATGATTTTACTGCCGATGACCACAATGTGGAACGGGGTGATACACCAGAGTTATCAAATATGGCTAGAACAGATGAAGAAGATGCAAATACCCAATATGTGGAGACATCTAGAAATAGGAAGAGTCAAATAACTGGAACAAATAACGTTGGTGTCATTAAACAAATTGTTGTTGGTGAAGAAGATCAACCGAATGACATAAAACGCTCGGGTTTAGACGCTGAAGATATGGCCGTCAGTTTGGGTCCACCGAATGAGCATTATAGGGTGCTGTTTAATCCTAGTGGTGCTGGAGGACGATGTGGCCTTTACTGCGTCAACCACTTTCTTAAAGTTAACCCTATGACGACTTACCCGAATGCCAAGACATCAATGTTAATATCAGAAGACTTTGCATCTATTGCCTATCAGTGCAAATTTAATGTTATTGTGCATACTAAATTATCAACTGAGATTTATTATACTGGAGGAGCCACCACACTTCGTGTTGCTAATACCGGTGCGCACTGGGTGGTTGTAGATTGCCCATGTGTTGCGTATAACCATTATGTCGGTGAGTATAAATCTCTTACGTTGAATAAAAATTACCTGTACGTCAATTGTGCTAATCAACAATTCGGTGACGGTGCAGGTCAGGCATTGGCTTTTAGAAGTATGTTCGATGGTTATCAAAATCACATACCAGACAGGGACTCGCCCAGTCAGCATATGGTTTACAATGGTTATCATTTGTTTCTTGCTGTAGCTAATCAGCAAAATATCAACAATGATCGCAAGCTGACCTTTATACGCTATGCCAGAATATTTACAGACATGGAAAGGTATGCACTGGAAAATGACTTATGTATATATCTGCCTTTGATTGGCACCTTGAGGTACGGTTGTGACTTATGTTGTTTTAAATGGTTCGTCCTCAGGCA